TCCATTTTTTGAGAATTTTCTATCATCAACTTTGCTCTTTCTGGAATTACCTCACCTTCTTGAATTTGTTGTTCTATCTGTAATTGTTTTTCAATTAATTGAACTTCTATTTCTTGTTTAAACATTTCTAATTGATCTTTTACTTGATCTTTCAGCATAATCAATTCAGTTTCAGTTGGTTCAATTTTTATATATACATTTCTATATTTAAATTTCTTTTTTGAGTATGTTTCATAATATGGTATAATATCGTCATCTTCTGCATCCATATTTACACCATATGTTAAATCTTCTGGTTGAATACTATCTGTAAATTCAGCATCTCTTTGTGAATAAGAAACAACATCGCTTCCTTTTGTAACTTTTTTAATTTTTGCTTGAAATTGCGGAAGCATATTTATCAATCTTCCTCTAGATATATTTTTTCTTATTTGTATAAAAGAAGCATCTCTGAATAAAAAGTCTCTACTAGCTGGATCTACAAATACATCATAAGGATCTATTCTATTAAATCTTACTTCTCCCATACCTCGATCAGCATCTTTATCAATATCTACAAGAAAATAACCTAATCCTTTTGTTAATGAATCTAATATAACTTGACTATATAAAGATTTACCATTAGATAGATACCAACAATAATCTGCAACATCTGAATGTACTTGAGCTACATCTACGTCATCTCCTGTTGCTCCTACAGCTTTCCATTTAGGATTATTAGCAGTTACAAAATATTTCATTATTTCTATAATAGGAGTTATTCTATTTATAGTAAATGTGGGCATACCAGATTCTTCTAGCATGGTTTTTTCATCTTTAGTTAGTTGTTCATTTAGATAAAAATCATATCCTTTTTGACTAACTGTTTGCCATCTTTGTCTATGAGAGTTATTTGCTTTATCCCATATTTGTTTATTTACTTGTGCTTTTGATTTTTTAGTTGTTCTTGCCATTAATCTCTTATTTCTACATGGACTAAGTCGTCAAAATTATTATCGTGTATATCTCCATCACTATCCCAATCGCCGCCCCAACGAATTTTCACACCCATTGCTTTTCCTAATCCTCTCAACATTCCACCCATGTAATGAAACATTTCCCTATCTTCCCAGTTAATCGGGTAAGGAGCGAGATCAACAGCTTTTCCTTCTATGTGTTTGGAATACTTAGTTTTCGTTTTCCCTTGTGCTAATAATTCCTGTTGCCGCTCCTTACTCCGTAGACCTTCTATAATGGTAACATCCATTATTTTTATTAACTCATTTAAAACATTAACTAATTTTGCATCAACGCCTTTAAGACGTTCTTTGCTTTTTTTCCCAAATTTATACATTATTTATTATCTTTCTCCTCCTCTAAAGCTTTTTGAATAATATTTAGTCGCCTTCCTTCTTTTTTCTCTTCCTTTAGTAGCCCATTTTTTACCTTCTTTAGATTGTTTAAATCGAATAGTATCTAAAGCATTTGCAACAGATTTTCCATATTTTTTTGTATCTTTTTCTATTTGTTTTTCATTTTTTATTATTTGATTTGTGTATCTTTTATCCATTTTATTTTCTTGAGCTTTTATTGCTTTTTTTTCTTTAAAAGTTCTTTTAGCATTTTCAATGCATTTTATTTTACTTTTACCTTTAAAGGAACTACATTTTTTTTCTATTGTTTTTTTTAAATTCATTATTTATTCCTGTTAAGCAATTAACCAACTTTTAGCTTTTCTTTTTGGTTTAAACCAACTCTTTTTTTCCTTATCTTTTTTCATATTAGGTGGAAAAGCATGAATTTGTGAATAATAAAGGCTCTCTATTGTATCATCGTGAGCCATTTTAGGGCCAAAAGTAAGGATTTCGTTGATTAAATCAAACATATTTTTCCGTAAATGTACTGTTCCTGTACTAAAACGAGCCGAAAGTCCAGAATAAATGCGATTTCTTTTCTGTTGCCCACCTGGTTTTTCTGGAATTACTGCAATATCGTACTTATTTAATCTTCTTCTTTCATCATTGAGAGCTTGGAATATACTTCTATTCATTGCTACATCTTCTACAGTTGAAGACATACAATTATATTTTTGATGCAATTCTAGGATTATATCCACAACTCCTTTCTTTCCAAGCATCTCACCAGTCTCTGGATTCTTAGAACCAATAGTAGGAACACTTCTATGTCTTTCATATTCTAATACATATAATTCATTATTTCCATCAATAGCTATAACAGTAATCACAGAAAAATCACTATGTTTTGTATCAATATCTGTAGCTGGATCACATCCTATAAATGTATTGACAGGTATATCGTTTCCATCTTTTACAATATAATTATTCCCATCTTCATTTTTATAATAACCATCCCAATATCTAATATGTTCTCTTCTCCATATTGCATCTTCTTCTGATTGAACTTCCATCATATATTCTTGAAAAAATTTCTGAGGTTGCCCAGAATCAGAATAAAACTTCTTTTTTTCTTTTATTTTAGATAATGGAAAAAACGATTCCCATAATGGAGTATCTTCATCCAATAATGCTTTATAAGTGATAACTTTCCAAGAAAAATTTTTATTATCTTTTTTAGCCTTATTATAGTTATTAATAAGATTGTTAATGAAGCTGTCATAATGTACAGGAGTACCATTGACCCGTAACCTACCAGTGTGAGGTTCAATAGCGGGATATACAACAGCCGTGACAAGATTTGCATTTTTATCTCTTGCCTCTTTTGTAATTGTATTCGCTTCATGTTCAAAGTCGTCAAGCACAATAAGATCATATCGTTTATGGAGCTTAGCTCCTCCTCGAATACCTGCAACGTTACTTTTCGATATAAGTTTACATCCATTTGATACCTCTATATCTTCTTCAGTCCATTTTCTTCCTTTTAAATTTCCAAAATAATATCTTATTCTATCATTAAATTCTAAATGATGTTTGATATAATCCATATTACCTACACTTAATTTTTGTGTAGCGGATACCCAAGCATAAAAAAGAAAATTATCTTTTGATGCAAATACAAAATCTTTTATAATAGAAGCTTTTGTAAGAACAGTTTTACCATGTCCTCTAGGTATAATGATTGCAGTTTGTTTTACATTTTTATCATCAATTGCATCTGCAATTTCATAATGGAAAAAAGGAGTCTCACTTCGCATAAAGTCATCTGGAAGAAAAAGTTTTCCAAATGATACAAGGTCTTTATAAGCTAATTGAAGAGCTTCTTCAGCTTTGTTTACGTTCTGACTGTTTATATTTGGCATTTAAATACTTTTCTAATTTATCTGCTTGTTTTGTCATATCTACAAAATCATTAAATATAACTTCAACTTGTTGTAATCTATTTGCAATAAAAAAGATTGTTTTCTCTAAATCGTTTATTTTGCGTTTTAAATCATGTTTCGTTAATGATTTTTTTTGCTTCATTATATTCTCCATTTATACATTGTAAAAATCTTTTTATTATTCTTTTTGATTTGTTTTGATTTCTATGGAGTAATACAAGGACTTGACTTCTTATTATTGATTCCTGTGATTCGCTCATTTTTTTCCATTTTTTATTTTATTATAATTTTTTCTAAGATATGTTAAATATTGTGATGCATTAATTGGATTAAAAATTGTAGTAACAAGTCTATTATCATCATCATCGTATTGAGGATCAATAATTGTAACTGGGCAATTAAATATATTCTTATCGTCTAATCCCAATTTGTCTGCGTAACTATCCATTATTTTAAAAGAAGCTACTTGCAATGCATGAGATATAAGACCACTTGAAGGACTTTTTAAAACTTGATAACCAGATACATGAGTATGTCCGCAAGTTAATACATGGTCTGACCAACCAGTCTGAGCAGCACGAGCAACGCCATGAGCAGTATTCCAGATACTGTTACCTTTAAAAGTATGTCTTGCATTTATTCTTATCTCCTTTCCATTGGGAAACACAAGATTCATTCTAGCTCCCCATTTTTCATATAAACCTTGATGTCCTCTCATTATAAAATCTAAAGGATCTCCATCCCCACTCCATACATCGTGATTTCCAGCTACTAGATATAACCAATTTAATTTATTTACAAAGTATTCTGTAAGTCTCCATGATTCTTTTGCAGATGTTGATTGTTGTCCATATAAAGCAGAAAGTCTTCCTATCCAATTATTTTGTATATCTCCAAGATTTCCAGCAAACATTCCTTTTGTATTATTAATTACACTCATATAATATAATATTTGAGATATATCTGTACCATCATCGTCAACGTGAGGATCTCCAAAGTGAGCAATACCTATTGGCCCATCTATGTTAATATTAATTTTTATAAGCTTTCTGCTTTCTTTAGATATTTTCTTTTGTTTGTATTGTTTTTTTCTATGCTCTATTAAATCTTCTATTGGTATATGCTCTGGGTCTATCTCTTCTACTTCAAATGGATTTTTTTCTATTATAGTAGGAGCTACTGTTTTTCTACCACAAGCGGTACATTTCCATTGTTGTTTTTTTGTATTTGCTCTATATAAAAATCCACTTTTGTGGATTGATCTAGCTCCGCAATGTGGACATCCTATTACATTACCATCTGCATCTTTTCGGATGTCATCTCCTATACTCATATTATTTCTCGGATTTTACTTCATTTAATTGATTTGTTCTTGTAGCTCCTTCAAGTTGATCTGAAGAAAAACCTTGAAATACTCCTAGTAATCCCATTTCTTTTTGTTTTACTGTATTTCCAGAGGTCCCCACAATTTTACCTAATTCTTTTGTTGATTGTAAAATAATATTGTCATCTTCACTAAAATCTGCAAGATTTTTTAATTTACCAAGAATGTATTCATGATCTATTCCTAATCCTTTAGCGACATCAAGAACTGATTTTTCTATTTCTTTCATTATTCTTTCCTGTTTTAATAGTATTGTTGCTTTCTTTCTTGCTTTTTGATCTGACATTTCT